TGGGCGAGGTGTTCCACCTGTTCCATCTAGCGCCCATCCTTCACTTACGAAAGGAATAGGTGTCCATTGCTGTGCTTCAAATGTAACTTCGCCTAGCAAATCATTTAAGTCAATACTGTTATATACATTGAATAAGCCTCCACCAAACGGTGTAAAGTCAATTTGTACGAATTCAATAATCTGGCCATATTCGAAGCCAGCTGCATTTTGTTCAATAGTCATACTAAATCATATTCCTTGAGTAGTGTTGCACTTACTGTGTAAAAGTACTCGCTTGCTGTTGCAGTTGAGTCATCCAATAGCTGGACATTGTATTGTGATACTGTAAAGTTTTGTTCTACATTCTCATATGGTGGTGTCCATTGTACAAGACTTACACCTAATGTAGCATCAAATAAATCACCTAAGCTTTTAGCTTCAACTTGTGTTAGCTTTATCCAGCTTAACTGATATGATACTTCAGCATTGTTGAAGCCTTTAGCTGCACGAATGCTGTAGTTGTCTGTTTGGAATCGCTCAGTCTTTAGTGTTGCACTACGAGCTGGTGATAGCGATGTTATTTTGTCTGTTAATATTAGTGCTACCATTAGTAACTCCTACCTGCTTGGAAGCCTGTTTGACGGTTCTGGAACTTAATCAGTGTGTCAGTTACTTTAGCTTCAATTGATTTATTGAATTGATCAGCAAACTGTTTAGCTTCTTCTGGGCTTGTGTCTTTGCTTGGGTTAACAGTTGTTTGGAATACTGGAGCAAACACAGCACCGCCGCTACTGCTACCACCTAGCATATCTCTGCTGTCACTGTTTGAATATATAGTTGCTGGGCCTTTAATTAACTCTGGTCCAGCTTCACCTACAAGTCCAATTTTACCTGATGCTAAGTTACCACCATCAGCAAATGCACCACCAAAGATGCTACTTACAACACTACCAAGCAAGCCGCCTCCTCCGCCGCCACCAAATGCACCGCCTAATGCATTACTGATTTCGCTTCCTGAGAATATAGCATTCAGCACCATATCTGCCATGATCCTAAAGAAGTTCTCTTTAAGTTTATCAAAGTTAGCAACACCGTTATTAAACACACCGTCAAATACACCATCAAACTTGCTGCCCATCTCTTCGCCTTTGTCTGTAATATCTTCAATAATCGGTGGCAATGTTCCTAGTCCACTTGCGGCTGCGGTTGAAGCAGTTGTTATAGTAGCTACTCCAGTTGCGGCTGCTGTGGTTGCCTCTGGTATTGTTGCTGCTACTTCCGCAGCTTCAGCTAAGTTCTCTGCTGTTCTTGCCATAATATCATTATAAGCTGTTGTGCCTGGGCCTCCACCATTCTGAATAACTTCTGACTGAGCTATTAGTATATCATATTCTGCACTTAGTTCTTGCAGTCTGGCTGTTGCCTCTGCAATAGGATCTCCGCTAACATCAAATGGTGCTATATATTCTATACCACCTCTTCCAGTACCATCACTAACCTCACCTTCATAGAAGTCGCCGGTGGGTCTTCCTCTTTTATCTGTTATTGCTCTACCAGGAATCACAGTTCCGGCAGCAGTAGCACCTGAAACAGTATTAACTGCATCAATCATTGTGTTTACAGCGCCTAGTATTTTCAATCGTACAGCTTCAAATGCTGCGACTAAGATAGCTGCAACAGTTTTACCAACTATTTTAAGCTTTTCGAATCCAATTTGCATAATGGCAACACCATCAACAACCTTTGCGGCACCCCATATTAACCCATCAAACATTGTAGCTGCAAACTCTTGAATATCGGGCATATACTTTACAGCTAAGTCGCTTAGGTAATCAATAACACCCTGTAGTTGTGGCGCAACACCAGCTGTAATGTTATTACCTACTGATGTCATAAGCGACTTAAATGTGTCAAAGGAATTACTAAGTTGAACTACACTTCTGGTGCTAACATCATCTAATATCAGTCCCATATCTTCAGCTTGTTGTGCTAGAGCTCCAAACTCTTTGCCACCATCCTTCAATAGTGGCATTAGTCCAGTTAAATCACTTGCCAGTGCTTCTAAATAGAAAGTCATATCTGCTTGACTTAGGTTAGCATCTTCTAATCCTTTAACATAAAGCTGTAGGGCATCTGGACCGCTAAGGTTCTTAAACATTTCTGCTGTTAGTCCAACCTTAGGAGCAATGTTTTCAAAGAAGTCTGCCATAGGACCAGCACCAGTTTGCATGAAGTCACCAACTTTATCGTTGACATCTTTAAGGATATCGCTAAGTTTGTCTTGTTCAATACCAACAGTTTTGGCAGCAAATGCCATCTTCTGAAATTGACTAGATGATACACCTGCTACTTTAGCTTGGTTGGACATTTCTTTGATTAGTCCAGCATTTTTCAAAACCAATGCACCAATAGCACCTGTTGCTAAAGTTGCCGCACCGGTGATAGCTGCAAGTCCTTTGGCAACACCACCTAGGGTTTTACCTGTTTTGTTTTTAGCATTGATTATAATATCGTAATTCATTTGTTATCCTTTGTTAGCCAGTGTGCCCATCCGTTAATTTCAGCTGTTGAAAGTAAAGTAACTTCTTCTACTGACTTATGAATATGACTGGCGATAGCATATAATACTCCGATATCGCCAGTCGTTATTAGTTTCCCATATCTTCGTCATCCAATGCACCTAAGTCACCGTAAGTGTCACCCATATCTGTTGATACTCTAATCATTACATCTGGGTCAAACCCGCGCATCATCTCTGTTTTGTTTGCTTTTCTAAATAGTGGCTTACCATCTTCGTCTAAGCAGCGAATAATAAGACTAGTTACAATAGACTCAAGTATCTTACCATTTGCTTGTAGGTTAACAATCTCATTCATTTGGTTAAAGTTAATCTTAGCTTTGTAATATACTTCTACTGGTTGCCCATCAGTGCCCCACTCTGGTACTTCAATAGGACCTTTAAGTGATCCTGAGATCTGGTCTCGAAAGTGCTTCTTGGCATTTGCCATAATGTCCGTCATAGTTAAATCCTTTGGTGTTTATGTAACTTGATGTTACTCTGTTATTTAGTATACTTTTTTAGTGCTTTTTTCATGGCTGGAGCAACAATACCATTAGGTGCTTGTCTACTCTTGCCTGCATCCAACTCACCAATATAAGGCACACGGTTAACAACCAGCGCCTCTTTGCCTTTGGATATGTCTGGGGAGTTAGCTTTCCTCCAACCTCTTTTAGCTCTACCACTTTGTACAGGGGTGTGTGCTTTAAGTTGTTGAAGGAAGTAGTCTGTAAAGGAGTCGAGATCCTCCTCTATATCCTTTTTAAGGTTTTTCATAACCTTTTTGGGATCAGTGCTCATATCTCGACTCCTTTGTGTAGTTTATGCTACGGCTGTTTCAGTTAGTGCGCCCTTACCTTCGAAAGTAAAGCTTGTACTTACCAAACCATCATATGCAGTTGTGATTGACTTACCAGTTACAATTGCTGTACCGCTAAGTTCAACATCACCAGAAACATCACCCTCTGGATAAAGGTTGAGAACAACCTCTGTTCCAACGATAACTGCTGTTTGACCCGTATCGTCTGGATCCCAATGCACTTCTGCACCTGCTGTCCAGTTCTTGTAGCTTGCAATCTTATCACGATAAACATCGCCCATTGCTGTGCAATCAATAATTTCAGCAGTTTCGTCTACACTGAAGTTAGTGATTTCACCAACTGCAACTGCTCCAATTTTCAACACACCGTCTTTTCCGACATAACATGCCATTATACTTCTCCATCTAGTTGATCTTCTTGATCATTATCGACAACTTTAGTATCTGGTGTGTCTGTTACCAGTTCAAAGCCTCGCTTTAGTAGTTTTTCTACTCTAGCTTCAGCAATATCGTATTCTTTTCCATCTTTAATCATTTTAACCATTATGAATCTCCTCTAGTGTAGCAGTACATACATTCAACAGTTACAGCCAAACTAGCATATGGTGCTGATTCGCCTGATGATATTAAACTAATGTCAGTAATGTTTGTATCCAAAGCATTTCCACCACGAGTAGTATCTGTTGTGAGTGCAGTGTCTACTATTTCAAGTAGTACATTACGGTCTGTGTCTCTGGTATTACCCTTAATATAAAGGTGCAAGATAAACTCAATAGTGGATATTTGACTTCCACCCATTGCATTTGTATCGCGCTCTTCATCAGCACTTTCAACAAACACCAAAGGCATCGCTGTAACTGCTAAGTCTTCAACTACAACAGGTTCACGAACTACTTTGCGAATTGTCAATGGGCGAGTATCATCAGCTGTAGTTGTTTCTAGTGTTGAAACAATATTAGCTGCAATCTTCTCTCTTCTGCTGATTAGCGCCATATTCTATTTTGCCCCATTGCATTAACTTCATTGTCTGTAACTACAGTATCTTCATTGTAATCATATTCAATACCGAAATCAAACTGTGCACCCATTT